GTCTACAACATGGAGGTGGAAGATGACAATTCATACACAGCAGGAGGGCTGGCAGCCCACAACTGCCAGGATATCTCCATCGCAGGGAAGCAGCGGGGGCTTAGAGGGAAGCGAAGTGGGATCTATTACAGCATTATTGACCTCATCAAAGGCAAAGAGGAAGGTGATAAGCCCACATACCTATTTGTTGAGAACGTTAAGAACCTGTTATCAGTCAATGCAGGATTCGATTTTGCCGCCGTTCTCTCTGAAATGGACGAGGCAGGGTATGACGTGCGGTGGCAGGTGCTTAATTCTAAAGACTTCGGAGTCCCGCAGAACCGGGAGAGGGTATTCCTTATCGCAGTTCTTAGAAGCAGAGGTGGACGGGAAATATTACCTGTCGCCGGAGAAGACGGCGGAGCTCTTAAAGAGGTTATAGGCGGGATGCAGGGATACCGGGTGTATGACCCGTCCGGGGTTTCGGTGAGTATCGGGGCGAACGGCGGGGGCATGGGCGCGAAGACCGGGCTGTACTGCGTGGGAGGTGCAGAGCCGGGCGGCCGGGTATTTGTGGACCAGACGCTGAACCATCCAAAGGTCACAGAGGTTGCACGGTGCCTGGTGGCACAGTATAATGGCGGACTGACGAATTATGGCAATTCCGGGGTCTTGGAGACTGCGGATGCGGTATCAGAAGATAAGGGCGGCAGTGTATCAGAAGCCAGGGCGGTGCTGACGCCGGACCGGGTGGAGAAGCGGCAGAATGGCAGGCGGATGAAGGAGGCAGGGGAGCCGATGTTCACGTTGACGGCGCAGGACCAGCACGGGGTTTATCTGACGGAAGAGGTGTCCGGGGATGCGGAGACGGCGCTGCCGGTGAGGAACGGCACGAAGCAGGGGTATGACCTGGCTTATCCGGGGGACGGCGTGTGCCTGTCGTTTCCGAAGAGTGAATCCAGGCGGGGGCGGGTTGGGAAGGGTTGTTCGCAGACGCTGGATACGGGGTGCATGATGGGGACGGTGACGAAGTGCGGGAAGATCCGGAGGCTGACGCCCCGTGAGTGTTTCCGCCTGCAGGGGTTCCCGGATAAGCTGTATGAGCGGGCGGAGGCTGTCAATTCGGAGACACAGCTTTACAAGCAGGCCGGGAACGCGGTCACGGCGACGGTGGCTTATGCGGTGGCCATGGCGCTGCCGGAGAGCCGGGAGCTTCTGACGCAGATGGAGGCTGTGTGGGAAGAGTTCGGGGATTCCGTGTGGGAGGATGAATGGAAAGGCGCTAATGGTTTTGTGCTAGGGAAGGCGCGGGAGGACTTTAGTGATTCTGACCGGGGGATTTTGCAGGAAGATTTCAGCGGCTCTATACGGGATACGGCATGGGAAGATTTTTCTGATTCCGTGGAGGAAATGGAAAGCGGAGAATTTAAGGGTTCTGTATCAGATACGGTATGGGATGGTTTTGAAGATATGAAGGATATGGAAGCAGGGGATGTGTCCGGGGATTCCGGGGCGGAGCCTGACGGGGAGTTTGATTTTCTGAATTAGAAGGTGTGTGGGCCGGTACGGAGGGAGGTGAGTGCGGTGGCGCAGAGAGGGCGGAAGCCGAAGCCTACGGCGGTGAAGGTGCTGGAGGGGAATCCTGGGAAGAGGGGGCTGAATGCAGGGGAGCCGAAGCCGGAGAAGAAGGCTCCCAGGTGTCCGGCGTGGCTGGAAGCGGAGGCGAAGAAGGAATGGAAGCGGATGGCGAAGCAGATGGAGCGGCTTGGTATCCTGACGGAGATTGACATGGCGGCCTTTGCGGGGTACTGCCAGGCGTATGCCAGGTGGAAGGAAGCGGAGGAATATATTTCCGAGCATGGGGCGATCATGGAGACGCCTTCGGGGTACTGCCAACAGGTCCCGCAGGTGTCCATTGCGCAGACTTACCTGAAGATCATGAACCGGTTCTGTGAGCAGTTCGGGCTTACGCCTTCTTCCCGGAGCCGGATTGTGGCGGATGCCGGGGAGGATAAGGAGAGCGACGCCATGGAGCTCCTGTTGTTCAAGGGAGGCGGCGGATAGTGTTTGACGAGGCGAAGGCGCAGAGGGCGGTGGAGTTTATCCGCTGTCTGAAACATACGAAGGGGAGATGGCGGGGGCAGGCGTTTGACCTGCTTCCGTGGCAGGAGACGATCATCAGGGACGTGTTCGGGACGGTGAAGGAGGACGGCTTTAGGCAGTATAATACGGCCTATGTGGAGATTCCGAAGAAGAACGGGAAGTCGGAGCTGGCGGCGGGGGTGGCGCTTTACATGACCTGCGGGGACAATGAGTGGGGCGCGGAGGTTTACGGCTGTGCTTCTGACCGGCAGCAGGCTTCCATTGTGTTTGACGTGGCGGTGGACATGGTGGAGCAGTGCCCGGCGTTGAAGAAGCGGATCAAGCCGGTGATGTCGGTGAAGCGGCTGGTGTATAAGCCGACGAACAGTTTTTACCAGGTGCTTTCTGCAGAGGCGTATACGAAGCATGGGCTGAATGTCCATGCGGTGATTTTTGACGAGCTGCACAGCCAGCCGAACCGGGAATTGTTTGACGTGATGACGAAGGGCTCCGGGGATGCCAGGACACAGCCTTTGTTCTTCCTGATCACTACGGCGGGGACGGACCGGCATTCGGTTTGTTTTGAGCAGCATCAGAAGGCGGAGGATATTCTGTGCGGGCGGAAGGCGGACCCCACGTTTTATCCGGTGATTTACGGGGCGGAGGATGATGCGGACTGGACTTCGGAGGAAGTGTGGTACCGGGCGAACCCGTCTTTGGGGCATACGATTGATATCGGGAAGGTGCGGAATGCTTGTTTGAGCGCCAGGGAGAATCCGGCGGAGGAAAATATCTTCCGGCAGCTCCGGCTGAACCAGTGGGTGAAGCAGTCCACACGTTGGATGCAGATGGAGAAGTGGGATGCCTGTGCTTTCCCGGTGGTCGAGGGGGAGCTTCTGGGGCGGGAGTGTTACGGAGGGCTGGATTTATCAAGCTCTATTGATATCACGGCTTTTGTGCTGGTGTTTCCGCCCAGGGACGATACGGAGAGGTATGTGTTCCTGCCGTTTTTCTGGATACCGGAGGAAAATATGGTGCGGAGGGTGCGGCGTGACCATGTGCCGTATGATGTGTGGGAGAAGCAGGGGTTTCTGGAGACTACGGAGGGGGATGTGATCCATTATGGGTTTATTGAGAGTTTTATAGAGGATTTGGGGAAGAGGTTCCACATAAAGGAGATTGCCTTTGACCGGTGGGGAGCGGTGCAGATGGTCCAGAACCTGGAGGGGCTTGGGTTTACGGTGGTCCCGTTCGGGCAGGGGTTCAAGGATATGTCGCCGCCTACAAAGAGGCTGATGGAGCTGGTGCTGGAGAGGAATGTTGCCCACGGCGGGCATCCGGTGCTGCGGTGGATGATGGACAATATTTTTGTGCGGACGGACCCGGCGGGGAATATCAAGCCGGACAAGGAGAAGTCCACGGAGAAGATTGATGGCGCGGTGGCGGCGGTTATGGCGCTTGACCGGGCGGTGCGGAATGGAGGAAGTATAGGAAGCGTGTATGACGAGAGAGGGATTTTGAGCTTTTAATCAAAGGAAAGACCCTCCGGTTAAGGAGAGTCTTTTAGAAAAGCTGTGTGCCAATGCCCGCTTGGCGGGCTAGATCACGGTAACAGTATATGCGGATATGGAAAAAGAGTTGCATGAAACAACCCTTTTTCCTAGAAAAGCCTTGCGGCCAATGTCCCTTGCGGGACTAGATAACTTATTTGTCTATGTCTTAATTATAGCATTTCCAATAGGAAAGTCAAGAAAATTTACAGTTCCAGGTGGTTTTTCAGCAGTTTTTCAACAGCAGCAAGGCATTCCGGCGTTAAGCGGCCGATCCGTCTGCCGAGCCGGGCTTTGTCAATCGTGGTGATGTCTGTCACGATAATGCGGGAAGGTTCTTTATCCAGTTTTCCGTCTGCCAGTTCAGCAGATGAAAGGCGTACCTGATAATTGGGGTTTATTTTTGTGCCGTCGCCTTCAATGGGGAGGACATTTACTTTTTCGCTGTAAATGTTGGCTTTTTTGTTCTGGATGATGACAACAAGGTGGTTTCCGCACAGTTCGCTGCCCACGCCTTCCGTGATGAATGCATTGTAGATTTCTCCGCGGTAAGGTTTTACGGGATGGAATTTCTTTTCGTGGGAAGACCGCAGTTTCCTGTTTTCAATGGAATTATGGTGCATCCGGCACTGTTCGGGTATGTACCGCAGATAGGATATGGCTTTATTGACGGAAATGTGTTTAAGGCTTGTAAGGATGCCCTGAAAAACGGAAGTCAGTGAAGACCTGTCACTGTCATTTAAGTTGTTTAGGGAATGATATTCCATATGCACCTCCGTTTGTTTTTATAGAAAGAGGGTAGCATATTTTGTCAGAAATTGCAATGGAGGAGAATAGAAAAGTGAGGATCAGTAAAATGTTGGGTATCAGGGGGGCGAGGGATAAGCCGAGGGACAGTTACGGGAGTACGGCTTATTCCTTTTTCTTTGGGCGGAGTAGTAGCGGGAAGGTTGTGAATGAGCGGACAGCCATGCAGACCACAGCGGTCTATTCCTGTGTGCGGATTCTGGCAGAGGCTGTGGCGTCTCTGCCGGTGCATTTGTACCGGTATGCGGAGAGGGGGAAGGAGAGGGTGTATGACCATCCTTTGTATTATCTCCTGCATGACGAGCCGAACCCGGAGATGACTTCTTTTGTGTTCCGGGAGACGCTTATGAGCCATCTTTTGATCTGGGGGAATGCCTATGCGCAGATCATACGGGACGGCGGGGGCCGGGTGCTGGGGCTGTACCCGCTGCTGCCGGACAAGGTGGAGGTTGACCGGGACGGTAAGGGGGAGCTTTATTATGTCTATAACCGGTACGGTGACGAGAACCCGAACTTTGGGGAGTACGGCAGGGTGTATCTTGCGCGGGAGGATGTGCTGCATATCCCCGGGCTTGGGTTTGACGGGCTGGTGGGGTATTCTCCCATTGCTATGGCGAAGAATGCGGTGGGGATGACGCTGGCCTGTGAGGAATACGGGGCGGGGTTCTTTGAGAACGGGGCCACGCCGGGCGGCGTTCTGGAGCATCCGGGGGTGTTGAAGGACCCGGCGAAGGTGCGGGAGAGCTGGCACGCTGTCTATGGGGGGTCTAAGAATGCGGGGAAGGTTGCCGTTCTGGAAGAGGGCATGAAGTACCAGCAGATCGGGATTCCGCCGGAGGAAGCGCAGTTTTTGGAGACCAGGAAGTTCCAGGTGGACGAGATTGCTAGGCTGTACCGGATTCCGCCGCATATGGTGGGGGATCTGGATAAGAGCAGCTTTAGCAATATTGAGCAGCAGTCGCTGGAGTTTGTGAAGTATACGCTGGACCCATGGGTGATCCGGTGGGAGCAGTCTTTACAGAAAGCCTTATTGCTGCCCCAGGAGAAGCGGGAGTATTTTGTGAAGCTGAACGTGGACGGGCTTCTGCGTGGGGATTACCAGAGCCGTATGACTGGGTATTCTGTGGGGCGGCAGAATGGGTGGCTGTCTGCGAATGATATCAGGGAGATGGAGGACATGAACCCGATCCCGGCGGAGGAAGGCGGGGATCTGTACCTGGTGAACGGGAATCTGTGCAAGCTGGAAGATGCAGGGCTGTTTGCGGGGAAGAACATGCAGGAGCCGGAGACGATGGACGGGAGGATGCCCCGGCAGGGCGATCCCGGACAGGGGCAGTGAGGCATGGGAACATGAAAGCATAAAGCCATAAAAGCAGAATAAAGGAGTTTTGGAAGCTGGCAGGCGGAGATATCTGGCGGCTTTTTTTGTGCGCTGATTTATGGGGATTGGCGGGAAGTGTTTAAAGAAGCGGAAAGTGAGGTGCAGGGATGAAGCGGAAGTTTTGGAACTGGATACGGAATGAGACGGACGGGGAGAGGACCTTGGTTTTAAAGGGGGAGATTTCGGATGAGACCTGGTACGGGGACGAGGTGACGCCGGCGCTGTTTCGGAAGGAGCTGGATGCAGGGACGGGGAATATCACGGTCTGGATCAATTCTCCGGGCGGGGACGTGTTTGCGGCGGCGCAGATTTACAACATGCTGATGGAGTACAAAGGGGATGTGACGGTGAAGGTGGACGCTCTGGCGGCTTCGGCGGCGTCTGTGATTGCCATGGCTGGGACGGAGGTCCTGATGTCCCCGGTGGGTATGATGATGATCCACAATCCCATGACGATTGCTATCGGTGACAGTAAGGAGATGCAGAGGGCCGGGGAGATGCTGGACGAGGTGAAGGAGAGCATCATGAACGCCTATGAGATCAAGACGGGCATGAGCCGGGCGAGGATTTCCCACCTGATGGATGCGGAGAGCTGGTTTAATGCGAAGAAGGCGGTGGAGCTTGGGTTTGCGGACGGGGTTCTGCATGAAGGAGAAGGTACGGAAGATTCGGTGAGGGGTGCGGAGCCGGAGGGCGTGATGTTTTCGCGCATGGCGGTGACTAATTCCCTGCTGTCTAAGCTGGTGCCGAAGGAGGCAGAAAAGAAGGTTCCGGTGGAGCAGTTGGAGAAGCGGCTGGGACTTTTGCGGCATTGAGTTTCCGGAGTGGTCA